TCAGGAGCATCTTCAGTACCAGTTGCAAATAGGTTTCCAAAAAAAGAACTAACTTTATTAACAACTTCGTGTACCGTTCTTTTAACCGTCGTCAGAGTAACTGTATGATCCCCTAGCCAGCTAAATTGCAAAACAGCACTCCTAGCAGATGAGGCTGGACCCGAAGCATTATCTCTAGCGTTTAGGCTTTTGGAACTTCCCGGCGAAGTATTTCTAAAATTCGTAACCGAACTGCGGCCTCTTGAGGACGCACTATCAACACTTGAAGAATCTCCTTGGAATCTTTTGCCTAACGGAGCAGTGCTATTAAAAATATTAATTGAGGTTTTGCCTTTACTTGACGCATTATCAACATTAGACGAGTCACCGGTTAGTACTTTATGCTTTGGGTTCTTACTATTATATGAGTCAACATTAATCCCAGCATTTTTCAATGTAGCTGAAGCTGTCTTATCAGTAGCTAAAAGCTCTTTGACTTTAGTTGGCAAATCATTCCAAAGATTGTATTTCACAATCGCATTTGCCAATTGTGGTAAACCTTTAGCATTAATCACGGCTTCTTTTGCTGCGAAGCTCATAGTATTCCACTTTCCATTCGCAGACAACGCCTTGTAAATTTCTGTCCCAGCGTTCGTTTGAATCCAGGCTTTTTGTTGTTTAAAACTGAGTGAGTCCCATTTACCAGTTTGAAGCAATGCATCCGCAACCATAGCTTTCGCATTACTGCTCATTTTGCCTTTTCTTTCAAGTAGTTGAATCTGATTCCATTGATTTTTGCTTTGAACAGCTTTATTAACTTCGTCTTGAGCGTTAGTTTTAACTTTGCCTGTTTTAGGATCAAATACTAAGCTATTCCATGCCTGTGCAGCAGTTTTCACTTTGCCGTTCATATTAGAAACACCAGCTACTACTAGCGAAGTACTATTAGCCATATTGGCATTTTGCTGTTTAACAATAGCAGCAGCCTGCTTATATGTGTATCCCACATTTAATAGATCTTGCTCAATTTGTGACTTAGATGCTCCATTCGCCTTGTCAAGTTTCAAAATTGCGGCAGCCATTCCGTCTGTAGTAGATTTATGAACTGTTTGCAAGTCTTTTAAAGCTTGAGCATATTGTTTAGAAGAAATTTCTCCCTTGCTATACATTGAATCAATTTTAGACTTCTGATCGTTGTATAATTTATTTTCTTTTTGCATCGAAGAAGTTAGCTCATTAATAGTAGTATTTCGCTGATTGCGCGTCATATTACTGATATCACCATTCAAGGCAGCTAAAATGTTCTTCTTTTTACTTCCATTAAGTTTTAATAACTTAATTTCATCTTCATTCATCTGTTGCTGATCATTCAAGAGCGCAGCTCTTTCTGTATCCGATAGATCAGACATTTTGCCATTATGAGCTTTTAAAATTGTTTCAGCGTTTGTATAGCTTTCTTTTGCATCCGACAAAACCTCTGCATTATATTTTTGTCGCTGTTTTACATCTTTTTTTAAGTCCGTCTGTACTGAGCTTGGCAATCCCTGCATATCTTTCTTCATCTGAGAGATAGTGTTCTGAGAATCCTTTTGCATATCTGAATACATATCGCCAAAATCTTTAGAAACACTCTTGGTACTAGTGTGGCTAGCTTTTTCAAAATCAGTTAATGAACTTCCAGCTTTACTACTAAAACCTTGAAATTTAGTTAATGCAGAATCGGCCTGTTGCCCAACATCTGAACCCCATTTGTTAGTTCTTTGCTGGGATTCATAGGCCTTCTTACCCCAAATTTCCCATACTGCTGCTCCAGCCACAACTGTTGCTGTGACACCTAAAACAACGGGATTTAACAGGCTGATTCCAGCCGCAGCTTCTCCTCCAGCAGCACCAAGCTCTGTTGCTGCCCCACCAGCAGTTCCAGCGGCACCTGCAAAGCCTGCTGCTGAATAGGCTGATGAAGAAAAAGCAGATTTAAGAACTTGCATACCAGTCCCACCAAGCTTAGCAGCAGATACCATTCTATTAATTCCGCCAATTGTTCCAAAAAGAACACTAGCCAAGCCCTTTGCAGCTCCAGAAATTCTTCCTACTATTCCAATTACTGGACCTGCAGCTGCTGCAAATGCAACCCACTTAACTATATTTTCTTGAGTTCCCTTGCTTAAGTGACTAAATTTTACTACTAAATTATCAACATCTTTTACTAACGGCATTATTGCTGGAATAACATCATTAGCCATTGTCATTCCTAAATTAGTTAGTGATTCCTTCAAGACGGCAAGCTGATTTTTAGCCGATTGCATATTCTTTTTAGAAAGTTTTGCTACATATCCTTGCCCATCAGCTGCTTCTTTAACTTTTTGTGTCAATTTGCCTAATTGGTCTGTATTTTTAGATAAAATAATACCAGCTGTTTGACCAGTGGTCCCAAACAGTGCGTGAAAAACATCTTGACGTTGTGTAGAAGTCAAATCTTTCATATGACTATTCAACAACTGAAAAATGTCAGTCATTGACTTCATTTTCCCAGATTTGTCAACGAAATCAGATGTTTTAAGTCCCAATTCTTTTAATGCAGCAGTTCCGTTTTTAGTTGGTGAAACAAGGCTATTGATTACCTTTCGTAAACCAGTACCTGCTTTGTCAGCTTCTAAGCCATTATTGCTTAATACACCCATTGCGGCACTTGTTTCAGCTAAACTAAACCCTGCTTGATGCGCGGTTGAGCCAACATACGACATGCCGACACCTAAACTTTGAAAATCAGTTGATGTCGCATCAGCAGCATAAGCAAGTTCATTAACAGCAGTTTTGGTATTTCTAGTCATCCCAGCTGTAGTATTAGCTTTCATGCCAAATGATTCAAGCGTTGACGATGTAACACCAACAACATCATTAAAGTCATCACCTGACGCTTTAGCAGCTTGAAGTTCTGATTTCATAGCACCAAGTGCTTGTTTTGAAGTATAACCTCGTTTTACTAATTCTTCATATCCTTCAGCAATTTTTTGCTGTGAAACACCATACTTGTTAGAGTATGTTAAAGCATCGCTTTCCATATTTTTTACTCCAGCAATAGCCTGCTTGGTTGATTCGCCTGAGGTTACGAGTAAGTTTTTAACTTCATTCATGGTATTTTTAAAATTAATGCTTTTACTTGCTGCATAAGCAAAGCCTGCTACAATTGGTGCCGTAACATGAGTAGTCATTGTATCACCGATTGGAGTTAATGTACTGCTAACCTTGCCAGTTGCATCTCTAAATGCTCCAACTTTTTGTTGAGCTGTGTACCACCCTGAGCTTTGTAAAGTTATTGATTTATTCAAAGTTCCCATTCGATTACGCAAAGCTTCCATGTTGGCAGATGTTTTGTTTACTTGATTAGCAGCATTTGCTTGACGAGCCGTTAATTTTTCTTGTTCAGCAGCGGTTGATGCAGTTTGATTGCGTAATCCCTCGTAAGCCGACTTTTGCCGTTCTAATTGGGCCTCATAGTTCTTCATCTGTGAACCCATTGTAGAATATGCAGCTTCCATACTATTCAAACTACTTCCTGATCCTTTAATAGCTTGATCTTGAGCTTTTAAAGCAGATGTTGTCGATTTGATTTGTGCTTTTAAAGCTGTTGCAGAAGATTTAAAAGGATCAATATTAAGACTGACTGTAGCCGCTAAATGCCCTAAACTGCTTGCCATTTAGATCCTCCTTTCATTTAAAATAGCCAAGGAAATGCTTGGTCGATTGTTTTTTCTTTTTCCTGGTAGATACTAATTAGATGATCTAAATCATCACTAGTAAGCTCATCAACTTCTTGCAATTTATAGCCCTCTTGCATCCGGGCTTTATAAAATTCATTAATCGCATCTATTGCTTTGTCGATGTCTTGGACTGTGATTTTTTTGGGCTATCTTCATTTCCTCCGCCTAAAGAATCAGCAATGGCTGAATTCAAAATGTCCATGTTGTTTTTGTCACAGCCCGCAATGAACTGATCAGCCTTAAATTGGTTCTTCCAAAAAGAAACCGCAAAATTTGCTAAGTTCTTTTCGTTTTTATTAAAATCATCTTCAGTTGGTCCATCGTCTTTTGAATACATTTTTAATTGTTGTTGCTGAACTATCAGAGCTTTTGTCATTTCTCGTAACATCGGTGGTTCATTTCGAACAAATTTCTTCTTTTCTCCACCAACATCTAATTCTATTTCGTAAGCCATAATTTCCTCCTGATATTAGCCGCCAACACATTGTGTGTTTATTGTGTATTTCATGGGCGACTCTATTAATTTAAAGCGAACTAGACTCTAGAACTCGCCTTACGAGCCAGTATTTCCACCATTTGTAGCACTAATCAATAAATCACCAGCTTCTGATGGGAATACCCATTTTCTAAATTGTGTCAAATCAAAACCAGAATTATCTTCTCGACCAATCAAAACAACATTTTCTTGATCACCTCGTGGCATGAATTCTCCTTCGATTGAATCGGCATTTGGATCTGGAGTTCCATCGACAGTCTTAGTATCTACGCTTGGTAAAGAAAACATCCCTTTAAGTAAGGCTACCCAGCAGTTTTTACCGTTTGACAATTTTGTCTTAAATAAAGTAGCAACATTAGCTGCTATCATATCCTTAGGATAAACTTCAACGCCTTTCACCACCTTGATCCCGAATAAATCTTGTTTCATCTGAGAATCAACGTCATATAACTCAATCGTTTCTTTTGCTTCAGTGATTCCACCTGATAAAACTGCATAAGGACCATCATCAGCAGCAATCTTTTTTAAATCATTAGTTAAATCGACTTTCACGCTTGAAAGTCCTGGAACTTTTCGTGGTGTAGCAACTAAACTGGTAGTGTCATCAACGACACCATACTCAAAATTGCTAGCACCAAATTTTACTAATCCCATTTTGTTTCCTCCTTGATTTTGTGCATAAAAAATAGGCTTTAAGCAAAGCCTTCAAAATTTCCTTGAACCATTTCTAATGTTTCGATATCTGCGTCTGGTTCATGGTTACGATAATATCTCTCAATCCCATTAATATGAAGGATTTCATAAATTAAGCTCTCTAATTTTTCTAAGTTAGTCAAATCCGTTTTATTAATCCAAAAGT